GCGCCACTCCTGCTTGAAGTGCCGCTTGGGTTGCTTGATTGCCAGCAATAATAGATTGGGCGTAAGCCGCCGAAGCATCAAAAGCCGCACTTGTAGCGGTTGATTGCGCACTTGTAGCGGTGTACATAGCCTCGCTTGGGCCTGTTTCTAATTTAGAAATGCGATCACTAAGTGTATAAAACATATCTTGCAAATTAGGTGGGAGATTTACATAAGCCATTAAGACACCGATCCTGCCGCTAGTTGCCTTGTAAGTGTAACAGTTACGCGATCAGGGCCGTTTTCACCGGGAGAAACATCTATGCCAACAATACGCATAATTATATCTAAACCGTTTGGAAATAAATCATCAATTACATTTAATCGTGCTTCATCGCCAATATTGTAAGTTCCAAAATTAGGATCGACATAAGTTGGCAAAACAACCTGAACAGTTGTTGGTGGGTAAGATATAGCGTTGCCTTGTCCTTTAGTTATATCTTTAAGCAAATTAACATCGCCAACATCAATATAACTTGCAGAATCCTCAAGCAAAGGAAATCCATCTGTAAATTTAGCGCTGTCCACATAAGTAGCAGTAAGTTTTGTACTATTTGCGCCGTAACCCAATCCATAAAGGGTATTGGCGGCAGATAATCCATCCTCAGGAAATATGTATTTAACAAGGTTGCCCGGTAGTTGAAATACAGGAGCGCCTAAATCAGATGAGGAATAAGGAACGCCCAACGGAACGCCCATTTCGAATCTGTTGTATAAATTATCGCCTGAAATATAAGGAGTAATAGTAAAATCAAAATAGTTCTGCGCAAGGTCTTTAATGGCTTGATATACAGATTTGTATTCGTAGCCATTGTAAGTTTTGCTTGTAGATAATCCTGATGTGGTTGAATCGTAAGTTAGCCCTGTTTTGCCGTTAGTGCGCGCTTCGGTATATTGAAGGAGATTACGGGCTATNTAGCAAGGGTCTTGCGATGTATAAACTTTATCAACGGCAATTCTACGGCGCTGATATAGGCTAATCATTTCTTGCGCGGTAATGCTNAGAATCTGANTTTCGCTATCCCACTCACGATGCCAAATAACGCCNGACCAAACCACNTTAGTATTGCCAGCATTGTTTGANTAAATAACCCAAAGNATAGTTTTGCCCGGNACNGTTCCTTCATANGCGTTTAAATTTTGAATTCCTGAAAGTAAAAGAGTGCCTTGAAATGTACCAATAGAGTTAAGTTGCTTTGTAAAATTAACGCCNGTAAATGGAAGTTCGGCTATAACCTGATTAGCGGTTGATCCCGATTGATAAACATTGGTTGTTAAATANCGAAAGTTTGCCATTATACATAAGCGTTTCTATATGTAATAGACATAGAGCCAACAGATGAAACCCAACTGATACCGCTTGAATAATAAGATGGAATAGCCAACCAGCCATTTGATGCGGAAGTCATAATGTTTCGCGCCGGAGTTACGCCTGTATAAATAACTCGTTGCAATAGATCAACAGTCAAAGCCGATCCCGTAGGAACATTGGCAAAAGTCATAGTTGTAGTGCCATCAGTAATGCTTCCGCTAGCACTTGGAGATGCAATAGTAATTACAGGGCAAGAGTAAGCCCAACCTGAGTTATAGACTGTTACGGTTGAACCTGTGGCAGTAGTACCAGCATCGTCATAATAACGAGGATCAGGAAAGTACATATCAACACTACATAGAATATAACCATAGGTAAATTCAGGATTGATTGGCGTTGTAATACCGCGAGAACGACCATACATACGCTTTAAACCTGTATCAGCGTTTAATTGATATTGAAATAGTTGTAAGTAGTTTTCAGGGTTTGTTCCTAGAACAGGATTCTTGTAATAGCCTAATTGTTGCGGGGCAAACGCGCTCTGTAATTGTTTGTAGTAATACTGCGCGGTGTGTGAGCCATCGCCAAGTACAAGCATATTGATTGTTACGGTACGAGCATCATAGAAATCTCGACCTGAATATGAGCCGTCAATATAACCGCGATTATCGTCTTGAACGCGAAGTGGCGAAGTACCGCCAAGCCCATCTATGCTTTCAATTACATAATTAGTTCCAGCGCCAATAGTTAAGCCGTTAAAGTTAATTTGATAATTAGACATTATCGACTTCCAATCGGCAGACCATTTTTAGCGGCTTTAGACATTTTTTTAGCAATATCATCTGTGTTACTAGCATATACGGTTATATTTTGTTGAACGGTAGGAGTTGGTTTAGGAGTAGGGGTAACTTTTGTAACGCCCTTGCCAGTAAGATTAGGAACGCTAGGCATATTGCCTGACATTGGATTGTAAGGTGTTGATTTTGTTCCTTTATCATTAAGAATACTGTTTAATTTAACTCCACCATAAATAGCCGCACCTGCCGCAAGTGCAGGGGTTAAAGTACCTGCAATAGCCAAAGCCGCCGCACCTACGCTTAATCCACCCGTTGCAAATGCTTCGGCAACTGCGGCAACTCCTGAAACTACAGCAAGAGTACGCATAACTGCTATAAGTTTGCCGATCATACTAATAAATGCAGAAAGTTTGCCTACGGCCCACATAGTAGCCAATATTCCAGCAAGAGCCTTAAACCAACCAAAGTTATCTTTTACGAATCCTGCAAGTTCTTTAAACTTATGGATGCCTGTTTTGCTAATCCAATCGGTAACTTGAATTAAAGCAGGAACTAGATCAGTACCAATTTGAACTTGTAAATCTTGAAAGTTAGCGCGAGCAACTGCAATACCACCTGAAAGAGTATTTTTAAATGCCTTAGCCGCACCGCCAGCGCGATCCTCAACCATTTTAAGAATTTGTGCAAATGAAGCACCTTTAGGAATTGTTTTACCCATAGCAATACCTAGATCGCCAAGACCTTTAGCCTGACCAATAGAAGCGCGAGCAAGTAGCGTTCCTGCATCGGCTAGTGAAATCTGCTCAAAGCGAGCCAAGTCTGCGGCGGTTGCAAGAGCGTTTAATGCTACTTGTGGGCTACCTGATGCGGCGGTCATCTTTGCTAAAGCGCCGTAAGTTTCCTCATAAGTAAAACCTAAATTTTTCATCGCTTGCGCGTGAGCATCTACAATAGGTTTTGCTTCCTCAAAAGATACGCCTGTATTTTTAATAGCAGTTTCTAAGTTAGCCTGAGCCTTTTCAACTTTATCTAACGCCATAACGCTAGTAACACCAATAACGCCAAAAGCGCCAGCAAGACCAAGTAATGCGGCGCGTGAATACCTTGATGCTTTTTCCAATTTACCAAGAGCGCCACCAGCAACTAAACTGTTCTTTTCCATTACCGCTAATTCACGGTTTACCTCTTTAAAGGATGCAATAGCCTCAGTAGCCTTAGCCTTAACTTCAAATATAACAGGAGGCATAAATTCAGCCATTAGATCACCTTCCTACGCTAAATGCTTACGCATAATGGACATTGCAACTTTTCTAAACTTTTCAAATGCAGGTTTCATATAAGGAAACTTCTCGCCGTTTTGCCACGACTTAGGGGCATACTCTCCACCCATTTCAACTGCGCGACCATAAACGATTGTTGGCCCNACGATTGCNGAATAGGTAGCAAAGCCTTCTCTAAAGCGTTCACCTTTAATAGATCGGCGCAAATTACCTGTGCGGTTCATTGGNGGCTGACCNGTAACGGCTTTTTCTCCTGCCGGGCGCTTGCCTTTNATTTCACCTTTGGCAAGTTGAATTAACTTGTTAGCCATTTCATCACGCGCCATACGAGCGCCAATATCAATTTTATTAGTNTGCTTAGTTACCGCCGCCATAACTTGAGAAATATTACTCACTATCATTAGACAACTCCAAAGCAGTAGAAATGGCAATAATCCAATCTAAATAATAGGCAGGTTGATTTCGAGTTTCCTCAATAGTCCAACCAAACTCTTTAGCGCATTTGTAATATAAATATTCTTTTTCAGGATATTTTGCATTGGGCGCTTGTTCAGATTTAGGATTATTTACAAACCAAACTAAGCGTTGGAGTTGTCTAAAGGGCTATCAGGATTATCCTCGCCTGTCGTAAAATTAGGAAAGATAATGTCTTGATGCTTGCGAATTTCCGAAGCAAGAACATCGTAATCAGCCATAGTTAATTCGCCCAAAGATGAATACATAACTGATGGAATAATCAAATCTAAAGTCCAAGATTTAATAAGAACTGTCATCAANGCGCTAGTAATAGCACCTGCGGCTACAATTTCGTTTTCGCCNGTAGGAATTAACGACCACATTTTTTCACGGTCTTTTTGGCGCAACTCTGACGGATCACGCAAAGTAACTTCCGCGCCCGATGGTAATTTAATAACTTTTTCCATTTAGTTTCCTTCCAACTAGCCTTCTCGTATTATAGGTCAAAGTGGGTGGGAAGGCGGCACCCACTTTGACATCTGCTACCTATTAGGCGTATGTGCCNCTAGGTAAAGCGTTTTGGAGGGTGAACTTAACAGGAGCGTATCCTGATGANGCACCAACATCTGTTGTATTGCCGATACCTTCGATATCAACGGTGATTTCTACATAGTCTGCGTTGCGCTCAATAGCGGCGGTTGTGTATGCGCCTTTAGAGATTGTAAAAGCAACTTGAGTAGCGGTAGCACCTGAACCTGTTGAGAAGTTAAAGGTTAGAGCAGGTTGTGTGTTTGTAAGATAACGGGTTAATTCGGTGTCATCTTGCATCACGAAAGTAGCCTTGCCTTTAGCAGTTAATGAGGCTACAAATATTTGATAAGGCGATTGGGTGTTAGCAATGCCAAAGATCGCCTCAGCCTTGCGCACTACATCTAGAGAAGCGGTGCGAGTATATGCAACTGTTGAACCGCCAATGCTAACTGTTCCTGTCCAAACCTGAGTAGGCAGAACGGTTGAGAAAGATGGAGCAGGTGCAGAAGTTGTTGCTGACGGGAACCCCATACCCTTTACGGTGTATTCCAGCAATCCATCTGCGTTAAAAGTTAAACCTAGATCGGTAACTTGAAAGCCCGGATATTGGCGAGTGTTTGCAGAATAAAAATCTGTAAGTGTGTAAGAGATAGGTTGAGCATCTCCTGAACCACCAACTGCGTTCTTTAGTGATATTGCGTGGGTGTATGGCGCGGTTGAACCTGTTGTAGCGACTTCACCCATAAGACCCGTCATCCAATAGCCGATTGTGTCAGCAAATACTGATCCACCTACATCAACTGTTGAGTGCTTACGGCCTTGTAGGTAAGCATAATTTTCAACCATAGAACCGCGTAGCCCTGTGTCATAGAGAGGGTCAATTACATCTACTGGCTTGAAAGTGGTCATATTGAAAGGGATGAAATTGGTTGCAGTAACCGCAGTTCCCTTAGTGGTTTCTTTAGCGATACCTAAATAACTCTTTACGGATGGTTGCGCTAGGGCCATTATTCATCTCCTACTGTTGGTGGGGTTGTTTGCTTGCTTGAAACATTAAATGCGCTGAAATCATCAGGCGCATCAAAACTATCGCCGGGTTGAACCGTTACGGATATTGACGGAAACACGCGTTCATCGCTTCCGTTGTAAGTGAACTTAGCCATTTTTCTCCTTATGCCTGAATCATTTGCGTTACATCAAATCTAATTGTTGCCCAGTTCTCGATAGAGTTGCCGTTAATCGAGGCAGGTTCGCCGTATGAGGCATCAATAACTGGTTCTGCGGCTTGCCATACTAAAGTGCCTGAGGTATCTCCGAATTGATGATCTGACCGCAAACGAGCCTTTAGGCTATCGATAGTGTTGTCGAAATCATCCATAGCATCCTCACCATTGTTTTCGGTTGAGTGGTGAAAGAGTTGAATTGCTATTGAATAATCTACGCGCTTGATACCGCTATGCGCACCGCCTATTGCTAAACGAGTTTCGCGTTCAGATTCAATAAATACAACTGCCGCGCAACGAGAACGCTGAGAAGGTAGGGCATTTACCTCAAAGTTAATACGCTTTGGAAATGAGGTAAAAACTTGGTTAATACCATCTACATTAGGTGGGGCAATAAATGTAGCAATGGTCGAACGGGCTTCTTTGCGACCAACTGCCATTATCTAACCCTTCGGTAAGGATTTAGCAACTGTTGTGCTAAAGCGATTTCGTTACCTATCTTGTCTGCGCCGGGTACGGTTTGACTTGCGCTCTGAACAACCTGCATAACCATTGAGTTATCACCACGAACTTTTAGAAACGAGGTAGTAACTAGGATTGCGGCTTCTTTAATAGCAGGTGGTAAGGCTGAAATTGAAACGCCGTTTGCGTGATTGTAAGTAAGCGCATTAACAAGAGGAATAGTTGTTGATCCAAAAGTATAAGTTGAAGCAACAGTTACAAATTCACTACTCATACCGTCATAAATCTTTAAGCGTAACCCTGCGGTGATTCCTGTGCCATCTGCAACGGTGATTGATGTTTGTCCTGCGGTTGCGCTGACGATTGTGGTGTTGGCATAGCCAGCCACATAGGTATATTTCACAAAGGTTTCTACGCGTGGGCTTGTAGGAAAGCCAAACTGTAATGGGCCTTGTGATGAATAAGTTGTAGAAAGATTTGCGTAAGGAACAATAAATTGAGCATCCTCAACCCAAGTAGTTGAGCAATCAGGCAAAGTTTGTAGGCTTGTTGAAGGATTGCCGTATTGGAAAGACATAAGCGCAATAAGTGGGCTATATCGTGGGTGTAGGCGAATAGTTCCATCAGGAGAAATGCGTGTGCGTTGTTGTTCTTGTTCTACAGTAGCCGATAGAACTTGGTTGCAATAAGTATCAATCCAAGATGAAGCGCGAGCAATAACATTTGAAAGTTCTGCATCTTGAACATCAGGGTCTTGTGAATTAAATACTAGATTATCAATATCAATCGCGGTAGGCGCGTTCTTGAATTCATCTAGGGTTAAATATGGGGTTGAGAATATGTGTGTTGTACCTGTATATCCATTACTCATTTAGTTCTCCACACTTTCCGCATTTCTTAAAAAATGATCCAAACCCACAACTTTTGCAGGTGTAGCCGACTTGTGANGGATTTTCTAAAACGCCTGATGCGCTTGCAATCCCTAAGCCTTCTGACTTTAATTTTTTAACTAATTTTGGATCGGTAATATTAAACAATCCATCTTTGCCAGCCTTTAAAACTCTTTCGCCTCTTGAAGTGTTGATGCCAAGTTCTCGCATCCCTTTTGGGCCAATCATTTTAGTCATTGCGCCTTCTTTCTATACTAAAGGGGTGAGCCGAAGCCCACCCCCATAGCATTACTTTAGTTAAGCGTTTACGATACCTGAAACAGCACCGTTCCAAGCAGGTGCGTAACAGAAGAAAGTTCCACGGAAATATGTGGAGAATTCGTACGCGAACTGTGTTACAGGCCATTGGATACCCATATAGTCTTGAACCATAATGTTTGCCCAAACATCTGATACCTCTGTATCAGGAATTGGCAAGGTGTAAGACAATACTGGAGATACGCCTTGTGGAAGCCAAGGATGAACAGTTAGATCAACTAACTTGCCTGTGATCTCGTTGTGTAATGCGCCAATTACTGCGCCACCAACATAGTCACCTGTATCGGTCTGTGAAAGATTGATACGGTAGTTAGCAGTTGATCCGTTCTTGATAGCATCTGATAGTTGCTTACGATCTGCACCGTTTAGCAAGATTTCATCAGGATCGCCCTTGACTGAATCGTAGAGGCTAGAGAATACCTTTTGGTATTCAACGCCGGATTAGAAGTTGAGAAGGTTGCGTTAATGTCATTAACATAACCTGAGTTAGGGCCAAGAACTGTTGGAAGGATTCCGTCGTAGCCTGTTGAGTAAGCAGAAGTATCTGCGTTAGCGCGTGAAGCAAGGATCGCGCTTGAAGTTGAGTAGATAAGTGTATCGCCAGCAACAACTGAGCCTGAACCAACTACATAAGCGGTGTTACCCTTAAATGTACCTTGGTACTTAGCATTAGCAGTTCCTGTTGTTGTACCAACATAAACATTGTAACCAAGAGCGCCAACAACATCAGCAACAACGATCTTTAGAACTTGTGATGAAGTTGTTTGTGAAGCGACTGTTGATACGATTGATTCACCAAAGCCTGAGCCTGAAATACCAGCATCGGCAGTTACATAGACATAGTAGGTTG